TATTTTGGCGAAAATATAGCTGTTTTTATCACCAATATAATTAGTAGAAAAAAACTGATGGCGACCTTTCCATATAATATATGGTCGCCAAAAGCATAAAAATATGCCTAAAAAAAATATTAAAAATCTCTCAACCTCTAAGGATATAATGGATTATTGTTTAGAAAACGAGAGCCTTTTTTGTATTTTGCCTTATAAAGGTGGGTTTGCTGTGATCGTTAATGGTCGGGTTAAAGAAATTTGCGTTGGAAAAAATGCCGAAGAAAAAGCGAGAACTAATTTAATTAAATATTTAGATAAAAAATAAATGGACGAACATTATGTTAGACAAAATTAAGAGTTTTTTCAAAAAAGAACCTCGCCGGCCCGAGATTAAGAATGTATCCGAAGAAGATGTCAAACAAGGAGAAAAAATAATGATTTTCAGAGAATTATTGACAAAAAAACAGAATGTATTGACTAAAATATCAACCGTTAAAGTTAAATTGGAAATGGCTAAGAGTAAGTTTGAAGCAGATAATCCTAAGCCGGGAAGCGATAAGAGTAAGGAATTATTGGGTGAAATCGAACGATGTAATATGGCACTAAAAGAGTTTTTTTTAGAAGGAAGGGCGATTGATAAGTCGGTTGATGATTTAACCAATAAGACCCTAGAAGAGGTGACTAACGAGCGTGATTATGAAGATATCGCCGGATTAACTAATTCTGATTAAGTGGAACGAGTTGTTATCTGATTATCCTTATTTTCTAACTGGAGATTGTTTCATCATAAACCAAAATAACAGACCAAAATTAAAAGAAGTATTTTGTTCCGTTTGTAAGGCGTTTATAGGAGAAATATCTTCAGGGTCAATCGTTAAATGCCCAAAATGTAATGTTGTTTTAAAAGTTAATCCTTATTGATTCTCCGGCGGGAGTCGGGGCATTGTGGTTTGATTCGGCCACGATTGGTTCCTTTCTCTCTCCGGCAAATTTTGTGCCGGGGAGTCAGTAAGGATTGATTAAGAGACAAAACTCTAAAAAATGACTAATTTTATGAAAGAAAAAGAAAGTCCAAACGCCAAGGCGGTAGCTAGAGACGCTATATCCATGGTAAGCAAGGGGCAGAAAGTAAATTTTCAAGAAATACAAAAAAGACACGGTTATTCTCATAAGTCCGCTCGGTCAATGAAAGCTATAAGAACTAAGACATATCAGAGAGAAATTAAGCCATTGTTAGAAAGATTAGAAGAAGCGAGAAACGATGCTTTAAATAGGTTGCCAAAGAAGATTGGCTCGGCCAGATACAGAGATTTAATGGATGGAGTTGATAAATTAACTAAGAATATTCAGCTTTTATCAGGCAAACCAACCGAGAATATACATAATGATTTAACTGATTTATCAGATGACGAACTTATTAAACTCGCAAGAGGAAAAAGCGAATCAAGCAAAGTCGGAGTTAGCAAAAAGAGAACTGGCGCGTAGACATTTATTGGATTATATCAGCTATGTTTTTACAGGATTTGATATTAATTGGCACCATCAAGTTATAGCCGATAAATTAGAAAAGGTAGAAAAGGGCGAAATAAAAAGGATAATGTTTTTGCTCCCGCCTCGCCACAGCAAATCAGAAATGGGAAGCAAGATGTTTCCCAGTTGGTTTTTGGGTAAAAATCCTAATAAGGAGGTGATTATGTGCAGTTATGCGGCCGATTTAGCGGTTGATTTCGGTCGCAAGGTAAGAAATTTAGTTGATTCAAGATTATATCAGAACATTTTTAAAATAAAGTTGGCCCAAGATTCAAAGTCGGCTGGTCGGTGGAATACGAATCAAGGAGGTGCTTATGTGGCGACCGGTGTTGGCGGAGGTATTACTGGAAAGGGAGCGCATATTTTAGTCATAGACGATCCTCATAAGAGCCGTAAAGAAGCAGAAAGCGAGGTAAAGAGGCAAGAATCGTGGGACTGGTATCGTTCAACCGCCTATACTCGTTTAGCCCCGGATGGCGCGATTATTCTTATTTTAACCCGTTGGCACGAGGATGATTTGGCCGGAAAGTTATTAGCCGAACAAGAACAAGGAGGCGATAAATGGGAAGTGGTAAATTTCCCGGCTATTGCCGAAAAAAACGAGAAATATAGAGATATTGGCGAAGCGTTATGGCCGAACAGATATTCGGTGGATCAACTAGAAAACATAAAAAAAGCTATTGGATCTCGTGAGTGGTCTTCTCTGTATCAACAAAATCCTCACGATAACATTGGTGCGGAATTTAAAAAGATATTTTATAAACACATTACAAGAGAAGAAGCGGAGAATAAGCGAGTGGCAAGATATTTAACGATTGACCCGGCATTATCAGAAGGAGAGGAGGACGATAATACCGGTTGGATTGAAAATATTGTGGATATTAATAATCACTGGCATATTTCAGCCAAAAGGTTAAGAATAAACTCCGCGGAACTTATAAATACCTTAATTAACGAACACGACGACAAACATTACGATAAAATCGGGATTGAGGAAGAAAAGTATTTTAAAGCCATTAAACCGTTTTTAAAAGAAAAACAAGAGAAGTTAAATAAATTCTTACCGATTTATCCATTACCCCATAAAGGTAGGGCTAAGGTTTTACGCATTAGGGGTCTAATTCCGAGATATGAAGCTGGAATGATCTATCATATAAAAGGAGAATGTTTTGACTTGCAGGACGAACAGGGTAAATTTCCAACGGCAAGGTTTGATGATTTGCTTGATGCCGAGGCATATCAAAATGATTTAGTGGAAAGTCAGGCGCCGGTAAGTGATAGGCAAGAAGAGATAAGGCGTGAAGAAAATAAAAAAACACCAAAACTTAAATTTAATTAAACTATGGACAATGAAGATTCAAAAATAGAATCAACCGTAGAAAGCGTCTTTACTGCGATAGAACGCTATGAGCGAGATTTTATAGATAAATCCGTGACGATTGTTGACGGCTATGAGTTTGATCAGCTTAATACGATTAAACGCGCTCATTTGTATTACAATTCTAAATTTGAATCAGGTGATAATGATATTTTAGGACATAAATACTTTTATCCGGGGATTATTCCCTGCATTGATAATGCCAAGAAAAATCTTAATATCAGCACAAAAGATATAAACATTAAGTCAACCAAACCATCAATTTACCGCCGAGCGCGACTTTTACGCTTAGAGGTAAGGGAGTATATGAGAAAGAGGAGACTGGGTAAGAAGTTTAATACTATGGCTGGTCAACTGCCTAAATATGGCACAGTGGTTGTTAAAAAAGTTAAGGGAAAAGATATTTTTAAAATGGTTGATTTGCGTAATTTAAAGAATGACCCGACAGCAGAATGTTTATCTAATTCTTGGGTGATAGAGGATCATTACTACACTATCAATGAGTTGAGAGATAAGGTTGCTGATGGTTGGGATTCGGAAGAAATTGAAAAAGCAATTAAAAGTTTTAGCACCAACCGCAAAGAGAATTATGTTGATAATTCTTGGAATGATAACGGCAAGGGAAACGCCCAATACATCAGAGTGCGTGAGTTTTATGACAATATGCCGGAATCTTGGCTTGACGAAGAAAAAAGTGATAGTGAAAAATATGTTTTAGGTCAGATGATTCTAGTGATGCCAGAATATAAATCGAGCGATAGTAAGGCGAAAAAAGCGACTAAAACAGGATTGATTTTGGCTAAAAACAAGGTTAAGAAGCTAAGCGATATTTACAAGGAATGTCATTATGACCGCACTGAAGGCAGGTGGCTAGGCATAGGTATTATTGAGCGAAATTTTGATATGATAATGCTTAAAAACACGCAGATTAACCTTGAGGTAGCAGCGATGTGGTTGGCTAATTTAGTATTATTTGCGACTGATGATAAAAAATTTGCTGGAAATATTTTGTCAGAATTGGTTAATGGCGATGTGGTTAAGTTAAGCGAGGGTAAGATGTTGCAAAGGATTCAAACCGAGATTCGTAATAATGGTGGTAATCAATTATTGAGCCAAGAAATTGAGAATATAGTCAATCTATTGTCTAATCGTTTTGAAGCCACTACTGGTCAGAGTATGCCATCAGGAACGCCATATAGTTTGGGAGCGCTGATTAACAAAGAGGCGATGAAATTGTTTGAATTTATCAAAGAAGATTTTGGTTTATTTTTGCAAGAAATTTTTGAAGATTGGGTTATCCCAGAATTAGCGAGCGAATTAACATTAGAACATACACTAGAAGTTACTGACAAGGAGGAATTGGAATGGATGATGGAAGAATATAAGAAACATGGCGATAAAGGTATCTGGGGTTATGTTAAAAAACAGTTAATGGCTGGAAAGCAGGTAACGGTTGAGGAAGTAGAAATGGCTGAACAAATTTTAGAGGAAAGGTTTAAATCTAAAAAATCGTTATGGTTGGACTTTCCAAAAGATTTTTATAAAGATGTGGTAAAAAATATTGAGGTTATTATTACCGGTGAACAGGAAGATATACAGGCGAAGATGATTACATTATCATCTATGTTGCAACTAATAGGGGGAAACAAAGAATTGATTAACCACCCGATTTTTAAAGAATTGGCGGATTTAAAGGGATTGAGCCAATACGATCTTGCGAATTGGTCCGATATAAAAGAATCGCAGATAATTAAAGCTCCTGTCGTGCAATCGCAACCAGCTATGGCAGAACGGGGGGTAGAGATGAAACCAATAGGATAATAATAAATAATATAATTTTATGGACGAGAAACAAAAAGATCCAAAAGAAGAAGGTTTAAAGTCAATCGTTGCTCACCCAGATTGGCATTATATTGAGGAAGAGTTGATGGCTTTTGCGTGGGGATTAAAGTCAAATTTAACCAGAATAGAGGGTATTGATAGGCAAGCGTTGGAAGCATTGGCTAACGATAAAGCCTACAAAATGGTGATTGAATTTTTGGAAAAAATGG